TGAGACATAAAAGGTCATGTGCAGTTCTCCTGTGGTTGTTTTATCATCAGTTCCATCTGAGACTATATGATAACCTCTACCCATACCAACAGCATTACAATTTGCATTACTCATACTATTAGTAAAATTAGTTCTAAACTTACCTGTAGCAGAGTCTGTAACACTGGCATGATTAAAACTATCATTTATAGCTCCTCCTGATGTATCACCATTATAATTTACCCACGCTTTAGCTAATCCCTGTTGAAGATTAGTCGTAGTACTACCACCTTCACCAACAATCGTGGTCTGACCTGTAGCGTTCATAGTTAGGCGAGTAGTGTTAGCAGTC